ACGTAAACGCTTATGCTGATGCAATGAGAGAAGCATCTGTATTTGACAAAGTAGGTGCAAACATCCTTACTGGTCTTTCTGCAAACACTACTATCCCTGTAACAGGAACTTCTACAGTTTCTTGGGAAGGTGAGAACGAAGCAGCAGCAGATGGTGGAGCTAACTTCGGAAAAGTTGAATTGACTCCAACTCGTTTAGCAGCTTATGTAAACATCTCTAAGCAACTATTGCTACAAAACGGAGCAGGTGCTGAACTAGCTATCATCCGTGACTTAGGTCGTGCAGTAGGACAAAAGATGGATGCAGCTTTATTTACTACAGCAGGTGTAACAGGTGCTCCTGATTCAGTAGGTGAATTAGCAACTTCTACTTTCACAGAAGCATCTTTCTCTGACAAAGTATCTATCTTCTCTGACTTCGTTTCTGCGGAGCAAAAACTAGCTGAAGTAGGTGGTCTTGAAGGTAACTTAGCTTATGTAGCATCTCCTAAATTAATGTCTCAGTTGAAGCAATCAGCTCAAGTAGCAGCTGTAAGTGCAGGTTTCCAAGGTAACGTAATCAACGGATATCCTTCTTACTTCACTAACGGATGTACTTCAGCAGCAGGAAGTGGAGACTTCTACTTCGGAGACTTCTCTAAATTGTACATCGGAATGTTCGGTGGATTAGACATTATGGTTGATCCATATAGTGCAGCTAAAAACGGTCAAACTCAATTGGTTCTTAACCAATATATGGACTGGGGTGTTTCTGACGGAGCAGGTTTCGTTAAAGCAACTTCTTTAACTGCATAGTAATAGCTTATAGTTTAAATTAAAAAGGGAGTCCTTCGGGACTTCCCTTTACTTACAATATTAATTCTATGTACTTAGACCCAAACACAAACATACAAGGCGATTTAGTTCTAACGGACGATCCTGCAACAGATGTAGTATCTGTAGCTGAAATCAAATCACATCTTCGTATAGACACGAGTGATGAAGATACTTTGTTGGGTCTATATATAGATGCTGCTACTGATATGGCAGAGAATTATTGTGGTAGACATTTTATTACACACGAGTACAAATTGTACTTTAATAATGTGGTTCAAGAGGCTTCATTAATCTTTCCTGATTGTACTTTAGTTACTCAGAGTGGTCAAAACCCACACAGAGCAGTTTGGTATATTAATGCAGCGGGAGCAGAAGTCGGTTCAGACGATGCTTATATAGATGCTTATTCAAATCCATCTATAGTATATTTAAGTAGTGCGTTTACAAGTACGACCTTAAAAGAAGATGCTGCCAATGTATTTTGGTTTAACTTCAAGACAGGTTTTGGAGATGCAGCAACTGATGTGCCACAAGCTATTAAACAAGCGATTAAGTTAATCGTAAGCGATATGTATTATTTCAGAGAAGATAGAAAGCGTAGCTTCCCTATGGCTTCTGAGATACTATTACAACCTTACAAATGCTATCATTAAGATATGGCATTTATTAGTAAAATAAAGGCAGGAGATTTTAACCAAAGGATTAAGTTAAAGTCGTTAACTACTGCACAAGATGATTTTGGAGGGATTACAAGCACTTATTCTGTCCTGACTACGGTTTGGGCTAATAAGAACGTAAAGACCCTTAGAGACATCGAGGAGAAGTTTGAGGGCGAGGAGCTTCAATCTTATGGTAGGTTTGTTTATACTATAAGATACTCAAGCGAAACTAAAAATATTAAGTCAAACTGGATTGTTGAAGAAGTTGAAACAAGTGATATTTATGAGATTCTAGGTTTTGTTATAGACCCTCGCAAAGAGTTTATCGAGATATTCGTTAAACAAGACTTGCCAACACAATCACCTGTCTAGTATGGCTAAAAAAGATAAAAAACAAAACTTTCGGGTAGAGGTAAAGGGAATCCAAGAAGTTCAAAAAAGACTAAAGAACTTAGGGCTAACCGCTAAACAATCTCGAACCGAAATAAACAAGGCTCTTAGACCTGCTGCTAATATGCTTTCAAAGGGTATTAGTAGAGCTTATAAGAACAAGTTTAAAAGTAAGAACCCTGGTCGAAGATACGATCCATCATCCAAGAGTTATAGAAACGGGATGAGAACGGCAGATACGATTGGGATTATTACTGCTAGGAGGTCAAGACAACCAGGATTATTTGTCGGTCCTAGATTAAGAAAAGTAAACCCTCACTATTGGGAAGGCAAGACAAGTAGAAACCTTGCCGCAATGCAAATAAAGGGGTATAAAAATAGGGCAGGAGATTTCGTAAAATACGATGATGTATTTAAAGAAACAGCAGACTCTATGGCAAGCCAGGTGTCCGCAAAAGCTAAGAAAGACTTAGATAAGTTGATAGATAAAATGATTAAAAAAGCAGGATTTTAGATGTTTGCAGTAATAGGACAGAAGATAAACGATAGATTAAAGGGTAATGCCAACTTTGTTAACGCAAATGGTAAGACTCTTGGTTCTGAGCTTATAACTAATAATACTTGGAACGATACTACGGGGTGGTTCAAATCTCCTTCAGCAGCACCTATTGTAATTTCTGTTGTAAACAATACTTTAAAAACGCTTACAGGTGGGTTTAACACAAAGGCAAACGCTTATACCCTTGCTAATGTTCAACAAGGTAAATCTTACTTTTGTGAGTATTCATACAACTCAGCTAATCAAACAAGTGTGAATGTTGGAACTACTGAGTTAGGATCAGAAATACATCAAGGTGTATTAAACTCAGCAGGAACGGGAACAACTAGCTTTACTTTTACAGCTACAACAACAGGAGCTTACTATGTTAGTTTTATAAATAATAGCACAGTAGCTAATTCATTTGGAATACTTACAGCAATATCTGTAAAAGAGATAACAGGTGCAAAAGTTTTCCCTGTAATAATACCACAAGGGACAGGCTACCCTGCAACGACTTACGAGATAGCGAATGTATCTAACTTTATGTCTAAGGGCAGTTCGTTAGCATCTTGTGATGTATCAGTAAACATATCTTGTTTTGCAGACGGGTATGGAACAACATATAACCAAGCTAAAGCAGTTGTAGAGGCTTTAGACTTGTATCAGGTAACTTATAGCGAGGATGGACAATCCTATACTGCTAAGTTTAGGTTTATGAATCTAGATGACGAGTATTATAAGCAGCCCGAAAAATTCTACAAAAACTTAACTTTCAATTGTTTAATAATTAAAAACTAAAATAAAATGGCAATTCAAAATGCAACAAACGTAGCTATTAGAGTTGGTGGAACAACAGCAGGTAACACTATTGGTTTTGCTACATCCGCTTCTCTAAGCGTGTCTATGGACTTGAGAGATTCTACAAACAAGCAATCTCTTAGATGGCAAGAAAACCTAGGTGGTTTAAAATCTTTTGAGCTTTCAGGTGACGCTTTCGTTGATTTAAGTGGAGACACATCGACTAACGTAAACGATCCTTTTGAGAGCAATACTACTGAAACAGCAACTGTTAAATTACTTCCTTCTCTTTACGCAACTTGGGAAGCAGGTACAGAGGTAGATGTAGTTTTCGGTAACTCAGGAAAAAGCTACACAGGTAAAGGTATCATCACTTCAATCTCTATTGACGCAGGTGTAGAAGAAAACGCTACTTACTCAATTTCTATCACAGGAACAGGAGCATTAGTTCAAGCATAGTATTAACTTTTAAATCCATTATATTATGGCAATTAAAAACGCAACGGATTTATTAGTCTACAAGAAAACTAGTCCTTTATTACCGCAGATAACTAGGATTAAGGTAAAGAATTCTACTCCTTTAAAGGATTTTACAAGCGGTCAGAATATTATCATAAATAATATAACAGACGATTCTGGTGATATTAGTGATGGTGTAACAGGAAACATTACTACTAATACAGCAACTGGTGTACTTTCTGCTATAAGTTCTAGATTAGTAGGTATTGATAATTACACAGCCTCAGCTACAATTACTGATGGTGCTTTTAAATATATAGACTTCACCAACGGAGCAGACGGACCAGTACCTACGCTAGAAGTATTAAGCGGTACAGCCGAATTCAAAGCGGGTGCAATCGAAATAATTGTAACCCAATCAGGTCAATCTTTAGTATATCAACCAATCGCTTATAGTACATCCGCTTCTATTAGTATGAACACGGATTTATGTGATATTACTACGAAAGATTCGGATGGTTGGCAACAGAACGTAGCTGGAGTTAGGTCATTCGAGATGAGTACA